CGGAGAACACTTGACTGAGGAGGAGAGTTGTAAACTACAATACGTCAAAGACTTACTATCGAGAAGGGACTATGAGAAAGAGATATGGAAGAACGATATATACCAACGCTTGAGGCCAGGACCAACAAAGAGATTCCTCACCTTGACGCCAGCTGGTGAGGTAGTGGCGAATGCAGGTGAATTTAAGCGTAGGGTGCGTAATGAGCTGGAATGGATATTCCATGAAGTTGTAAACCATTGGACAGGTACAGCACAATCTAAAGATGAGTTCTGGGAAAGCAGACACACTTGGGCAGCATCTGGTAGCGCACCGAGGTTCAAGGTACACATCCCTAAACGTTCACGCAATGAGAACGGTGAATGGCAAGAGACAGGAGAATATGAGACTGTCAGACTGACAAAAAGAGCCGCGTTTGAACAAATCACAAGAGAACAATTCGAGGGAGAACTGAAGAGGAAAGGATATGTATACTCAACTGGAGCTCTCAAGAGAGAAAACGGAAAGAATAGAACTATATACAACACACAAATTTCACATTACATTGCTGAATCATACATACTGGAACAGTTGGAGCCACTATTAGGTATCATACAGGGATACGACCTCAACGACGTTGACGAGGTCGCAACAAACAATCTGCGACAAAGACATTGGGCGGCAGAGGCTAAACTACCAATGTGGATGTGGGACTACACGGATTTCAACATACAACACGAGAATGAAGATATGAAGTTCGTCTGGGAAGCAATAGCCGAAGTCTGGAGACAGGTCGAAACATTAGACAATGAAAAAATAACGAAAGCAAAACGTGAAATCATTGAAGTCTGCATGTGGTTGGCCGAAGCGGAGGACAACACATTTATAACGTCGCCAGGGGGGTTATACTACGGTATGAGAGTCAGGGGTCTGCTATCAGGTACAAGAGCAACAATGTTCTTTAACACCATACTCAATATTGCATATACAAGGGTATTGAGGCAACAATTTGAAACTTTGTACCAGGTTGATCCAATTAAGTTTTCCTGGGAACATGGTGACGATATATACGCATCAACATTGAAAGAAACCTTCGCAATTATATTGACACATTTAGCCAGAGTGATGGGTCTAGCCGGTAATCCAGATAAGATCGCGTACGCATTTGGTGAGTATCTGCGAATCCACTACGCAAAAGGCTTCAATGGTGGACACGTGTTGCGTAGTATCGCGAACTGTGTAACACGTGATTGGCAGAGTAGAGAGGATTTCTACCCCGACGAGAAAGTAAGGGCTATGGTAATACAATTCAGAAAAACACTAGCAAGAGGTTGTTATCCCAAAGAACTAGGTGCCATATTTGAACATGAGATGGATTTCTATCGTAAGGTGCAAACGAGCTATAAGGTGAATGAGGGCGGTAAGATAATAAAACATGTGTCCGAGGTACTTGTTCCAAAGGAATGGTTCATGGGCAGTGTATTATGTGGTGGATCTGGGTGTGGGTTGTTGACTAGAAGCAGTGTCATATATAACACACACTTCCCGAAAATGAACACACGTGTGCATATTAACAGATACATCAGATACTATTACGGCAGCAACATGACGGATGATTATTGGCGCAAAATGCATAGATTGTTTCCACTAATGGGACAACTTGACGTTGATACTCTGGCGGAAGTGAAGCACACATTCCAGGCTGATAACATTATGGGCAGTCTACCAAGTCACACACTGCGATCAAACAAGAATAAGTGGATTAAGAATCTCAAATGGTTCCTACGGCGTTACCAGAAAGGTGAACAAATTGAAGATGTATATGACGACCGTAGTAGACATGCAGTGATTGAGGCAGCTAGAGACAATGATTACATAAAACAACACTGGACAAACATTGAAATGGACGTGTGGAGATTTGGACTGAACCCGATCACATTAGCTGAGCGTGTGGTTGCAAGAATGCCGTCTAAGAGGAAGGATACTCTGATGTTGTGGGTGAAAGCACTTGCAATGGAAGAGAACATTGATGTAGCTAGTGCCTTGTGCAATGTCATAGCAATAGCAACTGACACAAAAGGAGAAGTTAGTGGAATAACAGAAATTGCACATGTCTTCACCAAAAAGTTACTGCTGAAAGTTGTGATGGGACTAGTGCCATTTGATGCTGTAATGGATGGCTATGTGAGCTCTGAAACAGCGCAATTAGTAAGGAATACAGCAATCAACAGAGCAATACAATACAATGCTAATAAAGGCTTGATATATAATGATAAGAAAGAATTACAAAGATATGTGAGAGCATATGAGATAAGTTTCTTGAATGAGTTGAGAAGAACAGGAATGATAACTAAGTTCTGGAGACCATAAGAGAAAACACAATCACCGAGAGAAGAATAGG